ATCTTCGCAAAGAGCGTCAAGAGTCGCTTGATACTCCGCGCCTTCCGGGAATTTACGCAAAAACCACTCGTAACCGGTTTTGCATGGGCGCTTTTCTTTCAGTAATTCTTTAGTGATTTTCATATAGATCCTTTACGCGCTCTGTAGTCATAGTTGACCGGTTACGATGCAGTATATACGTTTTCCCGAACTTCTCAAGGACTTTTTTTGGTTGACAAGTTCTCTCACAAGAACTAATATGCATTGGCATATAGGAGATTTAAAGATGAAAACACCAAAGGAAATGATTGATGAGATCGTCGCCGCAGGCTGGCGACAGCAGGATATTGTCAATGCAACGGGGCTGAAAAAATCATTTATTTCGGAGCTTCGGAGCGCCCGCTATAAGGATATGCTGCATAGTCACTATGTGAAGCTACAGGAATTTCATCGGACGATCATGCGGCGCAGGCCGCGCCGTAAGGATGTAGCATGATTCAATGGTTTTTCTTAATGCTGGGATTTTCGCTCGGCGTGTTCGCTGCGGCGATTGTCATATGTGTAGCAGATGATATCTGGGATAGTCATGAACACTTTATGTGGGGTTATCCTAGCGCTCGCAGTGAAAACTATCGTACATGCATAGGATTATCATGGACTGGTTCCGCCTTTATCACGAGTTCTCCACTGACCCGAAGGTGCAGAGTATGTCTGAGGCAATGCAGCGGCGGCTGATCATGCTGATGTGCCTCCGTTGCAGTAACACTCTTGAAACGTTACAGGAACGTGACATATGTTTCGCTATGCGTATCGATGAAACGCAGCTTTCCGAAACGAAGTCTCTTTTCATGCAGAAAAATTTCATTGACGAGCATTGGTCGATACTTCAATGGGACAAGCGCCAAAAACCTTCGGACTCAAGCACAGAGAGGGTCCGCAGGTATAGAGATGGCATGAAACAGTCACTGAAACAACCGTGTAACGTTACAGTAACGCCCCAGATAAGAGAAGATAAGAAGAGAGAAGATAAGAAGAATAAAAATATAAGCTTCGATGCGCAAGCGCATCTCGAATCTTTCGGCGTTAATTCGGCTACTGCCCGAGATTGGCTTATACTGCGTAAGGCAAAGAAGGCTGCTCCCACAGAAACCGCCTTTTCTGGCATAAAAGCCGAAGCCGATAAAGCTGGCGTATCGATGGACGACGCAATACGCACGTGCTGTGTTCGAGGCTGGGCAGGTTTTAAGGCTTCTTGGCTGCATGACCAAGAATCGAGACGCGCGAATGGCCATAGCATCAGCATTGGGGCACGCAATGATGCAATTGTTGAAGAATATCTTGCGCGTGGCAGCAATGAGTCTTCACCCAATCAAATGACGATAGAAATGGAGTCATGATGCATGAAACCTATAGATAAACCAGATTTTGTTAAGTTACTTAACGTATGCTACTCGACGATGCTTAAGCCGTTGCCGACATTCGATGCAATCGACCTTTGGCTCACCATTCTTGAGCCGTACTCTATCGATCAGGTTCGCATGGCGTTATCACAACACATGCGCGAGAGCAAATTCCCGCCGGTTCCTGCCGATGTAGTGATGCGTCTACCGCGTGAATCTGACGGACGACCGGATGCCAACGAGGCGTGGGCGATTGCCATACGAAGCCGTGATGAGCGAGATACGGTAGTTTGGACGCAAGAATCCGCAGAGGCTTTCTCGATTGCATTGCCGGTCTTAGAAGGTGGCGATGAGGTTGGAGCGCGCATGGCGTTCAAGGCTGCTTACGAGCGCCTATGTGAAGCAGCGCGAGCTGCTGGCAAAAATGCGCAGTGGGTTAAATCTCTAGGTCATGATCCATCGCTGCGCGAAGGGGCTATTATGAAGGCAGCTCGCGATGGACGCCTTTCGATTGCCGATGCTAGCACGGTCATACCCGCGCTTGAGTCTGAATCCTATGAAGACCCGATTGAAGTCAAAGAGAATCTTCGTCGGCTGCGCGAAATAGTCGAAAGTCTTCCGAGCACTGCCGAAAAAATATCCCAGATTAAAGCCGAGCGCATTCGGTTGGAGCGACTCTCGCTTGAAAACGCAAAACAGGTTGCAGCAAATTGTGTCGCAGAATATGCAGTACGAACGCAGAGAGGCGAGGAATGAGCAAAGATCCATGCAAAAAATGCGAATACACTTCACGCAGAAAATCAGCAGCGATTAAATTGCGTGAGGCTGCGGAAAAGGAGCGAAAAGAATCCGAAGATCTAGTCATTTTGGCTCTGGAGAATCACGGTCAAATGTCGATAGCTCAGCTCGTGGGAAAAACGCACTTAGCGAAATCTACCGTACAAAGCACAATCAATCGGCTTCGTCAAGATGGAGAAATAAAGCTATCTGGTCAGCGCGGCCGTGTAGGTAATCGAGGAGTTCTGTCATCTCTTTACGAGATTGGCGTCGATGATATAGTGGCAATGAAGCGTGAGACCATTCAAATAATCTTTCGGGACCCGCTGGTTGAGGCGTTGTACGGACCATACCAGCGGGAAACGCAATGAGGCGAAAATGGGCGTGAAGCAGAAGAAGTGCAAATCCTGTCATAATATTTTCATTCCAACGCTTCCTCTGCAAAGCGTGTGCTCAATTTCCTGTTCACTTGCACTTGCGGCCAAGCAGAGAAAGAAGAAATGCCTACAGGAAGCACGAGAAGAGCGCGTAACCCAACGCGAGGCATTGAATAAGGTCAAGACAAGGGGGGAGCATTTGCGGGAGGCACAGGCCGCGTTTAATGCTTGGATCAGATTGCGGGATGCCACTGCCCCATGCATCTCCTGTGGACGCCCAGCGACATGGAAGGGCCAGTGGGATGCCGGGCATTATCGGTCGCGCGGTTCAGCGCCATCCCTTAGATTCGACCCGGCAAACGTCCATAAGCAATGCGGACCTTGTAACGTGCATTTGTCAGGAAATCTCATTTCATATCGTATCGGATTGATAGAGAAAATTGGGCTCGCGGAAATTCAGCGTCTGGAAGGACCGCAATCCCCATTAAAGCTCACGATGCCTGAGATTCAAGAATTGAAATCGAAATTCCGCGCCGAAGTCAGGCGATTAAAGAAGATTGCCGACTAAGTCAGTCGCATATTTTTATTGGATTAATAAGATATTGCATTTCGACGTAGATTGTGATAGCGTTGCTACTATGGAAGCCAGAATTTTGCTCAAATTTGCTGAGAAAATGATTTCCCCTTCTAAGAGTGAAGAAATGAGGCGAGTTGCACATGGCTAAAGGAGTGAAAACTGGGGGTCGCCAAAAAGGAACAATGAACAAAGCCACTGCTGAAGTGCGTACTGCTGCGCGTCAGCATGGGGAGGCTGCTATTGCGACCCTAGTTTTAATCATGCAATCGTCTGAAAATGATACTGCGCGGATTGCGGCGTCAAAAGAAATCCTGGATCGAGCATATGGAAAGTCCATCCAGGCGGTAGAGCTAGGAGGCAAGGACGGATCGCCTTTTGTCATCGAAATTGTTCGATTTGGAGAAAAATATGGAAAAGATTAAGTGTGGCAACAAAGGCGACCCCGGCAAAGCATCATCGTGCGCTGAGCGTGCTCGCGTAGCATCGGCTGGAAGTTATCCGGGCGGAATGCCGCCGAGCGGTCCGAAAAAAGAGCCGGTGCGCCTGAACGGTGTCCCGACTGTGGGCAGCAAAAACGGCGGTTTGAAAGGTGAGCGCTCGAAGTAAATGAGCTACGAATCCAGAATCCGACGGCGTGGCGAACTTCGTTCTTTCTTTGACGAATGGGACATGAAGCTGCTTGATAAGATGATAGAGAAAGAGCGACGGCAGAAAGTAGCGCAAATGGCCTGTCGTGCGATCCATTATCACATCCAGCGCTCGCGCATGAGTGCTGGCACGCTGACTGAGCGCAGCAGCACGCATGATCTGTACCGACCTTTGTGAGCCGTATCAAGCTACCTAACAACTGGCAGCCGCGCCCCTATCAACGCAAAGCATGGGACTATCTTGAGGGGGGTGGAAAGCACGCCGAGCTTGTGTGGGCTCGTCGGTCTGGGAAGGACGAAATATCGTTACATAGGACCGCGGTAGCTGCATTTGAGCGCATCGGCAGTTACTGGCATATGCTGCCGATGGCCGCGCAAGCACGTAAAGCCATATGGAATGCTGTGAATCCTCACAGCGGTAAGAAGCGTATAGACGAAGCATTTCCAGAGGAAATACGCCGCAAGAAAAACGATCAGGAGATGTACATCGAGTTCGTCAATGGATCTACCTGGCAAGTACTTGGAAGCGACAATTACAATGCCATGGTTGGTTCTCCTCCTGTCGGCATTGTATATTCAGAATGGGCATTGTCTAATCCAGCAGCAAAAGCATATCTGCGCCCCATCATCGCTGAAAATAACGGCTGGCAGATATTTATCACGACGCCACGCGGCAAGAATCACGCTTATACAACATACAAGGGCGCGCAGGAAGACCCTGACGCATTTGCGCAGCTGCTTACTGCCATGGACACCGGGCAATATCTCCCGGAAAAATTTGCCAAGCTAAGGGCCGAGTATGTCAGAGACTTTGGCGAGGCAATGGGTAATGCATTATTCGACCAGGAATTTATGTGCAGCTTCGAAGCACCGATACTGGGGGCAGTATATGCCAGGGAGTTGCGTGAAGCGCAAGACAGAATCCGGCGCGTTCCTTACGATCCGACGAAGCCAGTGCACATTTATTGGGATTTGGGCCGGGCTGATAAAACCGCGATTTGGTTCGTTCAGCTCGCGCCATTCGAGTACCGCATTATCGATTATCTCGAAGGTACCGGAAAGCACATCAGCGAGTATATAATTGAACTTCAGCAAAAAAGATATGTCTATGGCACGTGCGGTCTGCCTCATGATGCTAATAACGAGCTTCTGGCTTCGGCGCGCACCGTAGCGCAGCAATTGAGGGACGCGGGGTTCAAGACGAAAACCGTCACCAAGACCTCAGTGGACACACGGATTGAAGCGACGCGCGGCGTCCTGCCGCTTTGCTACTTCGACGAAGAGAAGTGTGCTGTGGGGTTGGATGCATTGATGAATTATCGTTATAAAGTCGATGATGACACCAATGCGTTTAGCAAAGAGCCATTGCATGACTGGTGTTTCGTCGGCGATACGGAAGTATTGACGCGTAACGGAACGTATCAGATAATGAACCTCCCCAGATCGGGTGAGGTTCTTACATCATGTGGCTGGAAACCGTACATACACCCTCGTGTGACGAGGAGAAATGCCCCTCTTGTGGAGGTGGAGTTCGACGGCGGATATATGGTGAGATGTACGCCGGATCATATGTTCAAGACGGTGTCCGGGTGGAAATCCGCAGAGTCCCTGAAGAACGGTTCTCGGATCATATCTACCTTGACAGAGATCGGCTTGCTTAGCATACGTTCTGTCCGGAAGCTGGACGAAACCGCCGATGTCTGGTGCATGAGCGTGCCTGGTCAGGAGGAGTTTTCTCTGTCGAATGGCGCGCTCGTGCATAATTGCTCGCACGCTGCCGACGCTTTCGGGTATATGGCGGTGGACCTGAAAGAGCCCAAGGGAAAGGCAAAGAACATGCCGACGCTGTCTAAACGCACACTGCCTGGGATGTATAAGCCAGGCGACTGGATGGGGTCATAAATGGCACAGCGAGATTCGACGATCATCAAGCGAGCGCATGAGCACTTCAAGGACTGCGTGCAATGGGAGGGCCCGTTCCGCCAACGGTTTAAAGAAGACATACGCTTTTTATATGCGGACTCCGACAACTCCGAGCAGTGGAACGCCGCTGTGCGCGCACAGCGGCAGATCAGCGGCCAGGTGATGGTCACGATCAACAAAACGCATACGCACTGGCTGCACGTTGTCAATCAAAACAAGGAAAACAAACCGGAAATTCATGTAAGCCCTATGGGCAATCAGGCAAGCTATGAAAGTGCGCAGATTTTCGAGCAGATCGTCAAGCGGATTGAGTACATCAGCGACGCGCAAACCGCTTATGATATCGCCAGCGGATTCCAGGTAGGCGGCGGGATAGGATATTGGCGTGTGGTGGCGGAATATCTCGATGAAAACAGCTTTGATCAGGAGCTTTTCATACGTCAAATCGCTGATCCGCTCTCGGTCTACATCGACCCGCTGATCAAGAATCAGGATGGGTCTGATGCGCGCTTTGCTTTCATCTTCGACGACATGGACCGAAAGGAGGCTGAAAAGAAATACGGCAAGATCGTCGTCCAGAACCAGAACTTCGGCGATCTCGCCGAGAACTGGACGCGCACCGATTCGATTCGCGTAGCTGAGTACTATGAGCGCATTGAGGAAAAAGAGTGGATGTACGCCATTCCGACACAAGACGATGATATCATGGTCGTTCGTGAGTCGGATATGCCGCCGGAAGGCAAAGAACTGCTTGAAGCGGCGCGCGAACGCGGCGAGGACGTACAGCGCCGTCGCGTCTCAAAATGGCGCATCGACTGGTACAAGATAGTGGGCGACCAAATCGCCGAAAGGTCGGTATGGCTCGGCAAGTACATCCCTATAGTGCGCGTTCCGGGTGAGGAAATCACTATAGAGGGCCGGCTGGACCGCAAAGGCATCGTGCGCTATCTGAAAGACGCACAGCGCGCTTACAACTATAATGCGTCCGCCGCGCTTGAATACGGCGCGCTCCAGTCGCGCTCGCCCTACACCGCGCCAGTTGAAGCGATAGAGGGGCTTGAAGATTATTGGGCGACGGCGAATAGCCAGAATCATGCCTATCTACCGTACAATCATCGTACAGAGGACGGGAACGAAATCCCGATGCCTCAGCGCCAGCAGCCGCCGTCGTCAGCACCGCAATTCCTCGAAGGGATGCAGACCGCAGAGCACGAAATGATGATGGCCTCGGGCCAGTATGAGGCTACTTTCAGCGCGCAGGGCAATGAGATAAGCGGCGTATCAATCGAGCAGCGTCAGAAGCAGGGGGAGCGCGTCACATTCCACTATCAAGATAATCTGTCTAAGGCAATCAGATTTACGGGTAAGATATTGATCGACGCCATCCCTAAGTACTACGATACTCGGCGCATTGTGCGTATAATGGACGAATCCGGTGAAGAAAATGCCATTAAGATCGATCCGCAGGCTCGACAAGCGCTACAGCAGCATGAAGACGAATCAGAAGCCCAGATTGCCGCGATTTTCAATCCGAATGTCGGGAATTACGATGTGATCGCGAAATGCGGACCGAACTTTGACACACGTCGCGAAAAATCTTTCGACGCGATGACACAATTGCTGGCAGCCCAGCCAGCCCTTGCGAATGTCATCGGAGATTTGTATATGGGAACAGCTGATTTCCCGTCTGCGGACAAGCTTCAAGAGCGTATGCGTAACTGGATATCTTCGACTAATCCTGGCGCGCTCGGGGAGGGTCCCGATCCTAAGGTACAGGCACTCCAAGGCCAGCTGCAAGCCGCAATGCATCATGTAGTGCAGCTTCAAGCCCAGCTTCAAGACAAGACAGTAAAGGAAACTGTCGAGAAGCAGCGTGCGGATATGGATGCGCTCAATCACCTTGCCCTGCGCATGGAAAATGAGCGTCAGGACATGGTCAATGCTTTCAAGGCCGAAAGCGACCGGCTGAAAGTTATCGCACCGGCTCTTGATGCTACACAGCTGGATGCGATAATTCGAAAGGCTGTCGGAGAGATGCTGATCGCGGGTGATCCTGGACAAGATTTAGACCCGGCGCGAATCGATCCGGCGAATGCCTATGCATCCGGGATTACCAACGTTCTCGCGCCGATACCAGCTTTACAGCAATCGAATCAGCAGGATGTGAAAGACGCAGCAATCCACCAAATCATCGGGACACCACAGCAGCCTCCACAATAAAATAGGGGAAAACCATGAGTGATATCCAAGGCACATCTACCGAGAATCCCGAAAAGTCGCCGGCAGCCACGCCTGCGGCAGATACGGGGACGGCAGCAGATCATAGCTGGGTGCCTAAACGCATCAGCGAGATAACGGCGGCGCGACGCGCAGCGGAAGCCCGCGTCTCCGAGCTGGAGGCTGAGAACGCCCGTATTCGTGCCGCACAAGTATCCGCGCCGTCCGCCCAAGCGGACAGTGCTACACCAGGGCCGTCGAGCCAATCGGTCGAACAACTCGCGCGCGCTTATGCGGAAAAGATGGTCCGAGACCAGACAGAAGCTAGTACTGTCAATCAGCGCATTCAGGCGATCAACGAGGCCGGCGCAAAGGAATTCGGCCAGGATTTCGAAAAGTCCGTCCAGAACTTGCAACTTGCTGGGGTCGGCGGCGCGGATTTTCTTCGCGTGCTGACCAGCGTGCCGAAGGCTGAGGCCGTAGTGACGTGGCTTGGCAAATCGCAGAATCTCAGCGAAGCAATGCGCCTCTCGACTTTAGACCCAGTCCAAATGGGCATCGAATTGACAAAACTATCGAGCAAAGCCGCAAAAGATTTAAAGCCGCAGATCAGCAAAGCGCCCCCGCCGATCGATACAATTGGCGGAAGCGGAAGCGGCGGTGATGATACGATGCCGGATACAAAAGATTATAAGGCTTGGATGGCGTGGCGCACCAAGACGCGTACCACGAGGCGATAATTTTGCCGAAAATGCTTAGGCGTGGTCCACCTCTGCGGCACAACGGGCCATTACCTTATGAACCGCCGCCAAAAGATTTCCAATGTGCATCGATGAGTGCTTTGGCAATGACGGATGTCAGGCTTGGAGCGTAGCCAGCTTTGTAGAGTGCATCTAGAGCTGCTGCTGCATCTGGCTGCAAAGAGCCGCCAGGAAGACGCTTGCCGCCGCGCTCTCGTAGACTTGCTTCGCATTTACGTGATCTTTTGCCACCGTCGGTATGTATTTTTTTCAATATTATCTCCAAAGCAGAGTTTGTACTCTGCTGGGGCTAGGAAAATTGCTGCGTGCTGCGGCCTCCCGGTCAAGATGCCATGTCATCCACTGGCAGCCGTCCCATTTTGCCCATGCCCAAATGCCTTCGTGGACCAGTCTTTGATAAAGATCTGGAGAGGTAGGGAATTGCCCATTTTTGTCATATATTTTAGACATTTTTTATGGCCTCTATAGCTTCGATAGCTGTATCATAAGGCTCATTCCAGCTATCAATCCCACCGTCAGCGCCGACGAAGCAGACAAAATACTTGCTGTCTTCAGAGATGATGGCAATGTCGCCTGGCGAGCATTGATGAGCGATTGTCTGACCGTCATCGAGAATGACGATTTCCTGGCCGGCGTGTACGATGCGAGTAGTCATTTTGATTCTCCTATGGATGCCCGCCATGGCGGACGGGTGATCAATTCGTTTCATCTTCCCAGCGTCCGCCGGTAGAGCCATATGCACCAGCTGGGCGTGTATGTGACGGGGTAGCGGCAGATGGTACGAGTGCGGCATAGGCAGAAAATGCAGCCCATGATCCTACGATGCCAGTAAGCGTCGTGCGGATCATCTGCTCAGCTTTCTTGGTCGGAGCACCTTCGATCACGATCTTTGCATCATCGGAGCCATCATCTACGGCATATACCTTCATTCCAGGTGCTTGAGCAGAGCAGATATTGTTCAGATAGACCCGGACTTCGCCATTCGATAAGGTGAAAAGATTTGCATTCATTTTGTCTCTCCGGTCGGCTGGTTGTGCTGCATCCATGACTCTATTATAGCCGTAGCGCGCGCAACGTCAAGGATATTTTCTGGAATAGCTTTACATGTCTAAGACAGAAGAGATTAGAGCGCTAGGGGGATATTTTTTGTCTTGACAAAGTAAAAATATTGGTATAATGTATAATCACTCACTGGAATGTACCCAGTGTGATCAATAGGTCGAGGTGAGCCGTCAATCACCGGATGAGCCCGTCAAGTATGTCTCCGCAGGGCAGGGACAAGTCGGCAGCAATGCCCGTTTGTTTTTGCTTTCTTGGAGATTATCTTGAGTTCTACTCTACTTACGATCAATATGATCACGAATGAGGCAGTGAGACTGTTCACTCAGTCAAACGCCTTTCTTCGTACCGTCAACCGCCAATACGACGATCAATTCGCTCGCACGGGGGCAAAGATCGGTAACACTTTGCGAATCCGTCTGCCGAACGATTATGTAGTCAATCAGGGGCCTGCTATCACGCCGCAGGGAACCAACGAACAAAACACGACGCTCGCAGTCGCAACGCAGGCTAACGTCCCGGTGGATTTCGGCACGGCCGTCCGCACAATGTCGCTTGACGACTATAGCGAACGGATTCTTGCACCAGCCGTCAACCGTCTTGCGGCATATGTCGCGAACGATTTGATGACCGTAGCAACGACATCAGCAAACATCGCGCCGAATTTTAGCTCTGGCACTACGCTCATCTCGCCGTCGGCAGCGACGTGGCTGCAAGCAGGCGCTAACCTGACTAATAACTTAGCTCCGGGGATGGATCGCAAGATCATCATGGACGCGCTGACGCAAGCTCGCACCGTGTCTAGCCTTGCTGGCCTTTTTAACCCGCAGCGGACGATAGGAGAGCAGTACAAAACGGGGATGCTGACGACTGATACCCTGGGCTTCGACTGGATGTATGATCAGACGACACAGGTGCATACTGTCGGCACATTTTCTGCGGGTACAGTCAACGGGGCTGGACAAACGGGCAATACGCTGACGGTAAATGCGATCACGGGCACACTGAATCAAGGCGATATCATCACGATCTCCGGTGTGAACGCAATTAATCGCCTGACAGGCCAGACGCAAGGCGTGCTGAGGCAGTTCGTCGTCACGGCAAACGTCGCATCTGGCGCAACCACGATTCCGATCTACCCCGCAATCGTCCCAGCACCAGCGGCTTTTAACACTGTCACGGCATCGCCAGCTAATAGCGCGACTATCTCGCTCGTGATGGGCGCAAGTACGCAGTATCGGCAAAATTTTGCATACTACCCAGAGGCTTTCACGCTGGCTACTGCCGACCTCGAAATGCCAACGCAAGGTGTGGTCGAGGCGGCGCGTGCGGAGTTTGATGGTGTGGCTATGCGTATGATCACGGCTTATGATGTCATGTCAGATAATCTGATCACAAGATTGGATTGTCTCTACGGATATGCCGCGATTCGTCCAGAATGGTCATGCATCGTACCAGACATCTTATGATGTAAATGATCCATTCGACTCTCCGCTTTGGTGAGTCGAATGGCATATGAGATTGATTTCTCCTCGGTGTGGTGACTTAGGCCCGGGGCTATCCTCGGGCATTTTTTTGGAGTTTTGCATGCCGATACACGCAAAGTTTGAGATGAAAAATGTGAACATGCGGAACTTCACTGCGCCGTACTCATATCACGAATACCCCAAGTGGGTAGATTTGCCGGATGGGTCGCGTATTATCGTGAATAACGAAGAGGAAGAATTCGCTGCGATCGGTGATGGGGAGACTGAGATGACGGTCGATTCTATCGAGCGAGACGCCCTTCTGACACGCGCTAAAGAGCTCGGCATCAAGACGCATCACCGCATGAGCAACGAGACGCTGCAGCGCCTCATCAGTTATCCTAAAACCTAGCTAGGAGTGTTTCCCGTGAAGAAGATCATCGTTTCCATTGTTGCAACATTCGGCGTTTTTTTCTCGTTGTTCTCGATGTCGGCCCAAGCGCAGTTCAATCCGGGCAATGGCTTCAATACGATTAGCAACCAATGCGGTACTTTCTTTTTGCAAAATTCGACGTACTACAACTACCAGGGCGTATCGCTGGGATCAAAGCTTCCTGTTTGCATCCCGCCGATCACGATTCAAAACTCAAGCGCTTTGATCTACATCCCGGCGCAATATACCAATGCGACTTTGCCAGCCTGTAGCGCAGCGACGAATGGCCTTGTCGCAGTGGAAACCGATGGTGCCTCATCGCCTGTCTACAATGCGACTGCTACCGGCTCCGGGAGCGTGACGGTTACTGTCCTGTGCAACGGGACGAACTGGACAAATCACTAGGCACTAGGAGACTTCTGTGAGCGTACCTGTACCAACCACGCCGTCGGATATCCTGACGCTTGTACTCAAGCAGACAAACGTCGTCGGGGTCGGACAGGTCGCTTCCGCAGAGGACATGAACGACTGTTTCAATCTTCTAAATATGATGCTGGCGCAGCTACAGCGACGTCGGTATTTCGTCTATCAGCTAATCACCACGGGGTACGTCGCGACAGGTGCACAGTCATATACTGTCGGGCCTGGCGGCAGCTTCAATATCCCGCGCCCCTCGAAGATCGAGTCTGCCTTCTTTCGGCAGCAATTCAACAATGTGCAGCCAGTCGATTACCCGCTTGAAATTCTGCGTTCTACCGAAGATTACAATCGGATATCGCTCAAGTCCCTGAACGCATTCCCTAGATACGCTTTCTATGATATGGCATATCCTATTGGGAATCTTTTTATCTGGCCGCTTCCGAGCAACCAGTACGAAATTTTTATCACGACAATGCTGCAATTGCAGCAGTTTCAGACAATCAATGACACGATTGCTCTGCCTGCTGAGTATTCTCTGGCGCTTCTGGACATCATGGTCCCGCGCGTATGCCGGTTCTACGGTCTGCCAGTCGATCCGAGCGATGTAGCCCGCGCGAATGGCTCTCTGAACGTTATTAAAGAGGCGAATACGGCGATTCCACAGTTGCAAATGCCGCCAGCACTTAAGAATAACCGGGGCTCGACCTATAATATCTATGGCGACTTTATGATCGGTAGTTCTCCATAATGGCTAAGATTCCTCTGACCACAGGTGCCTACGAGTCCAAAGCGCTCGTCGCTGAGGCTCAGCGCTGCGTCAACCTATATATGGAGCGCAATCCGCCGGATTCGCCATTTCCATATACGTGCTATCCGACTCCGGGTCTTACGGTGCTCGCCACCGCTACACCGCTATTCGGCAGTGGCTGGCGCGGCCTGTATTTCGCCTCAAACGGGCAGTGTTATGGTGTGTGCGGCTCGTCCTTTTATGCTATTAGTTCGACTTGGTCGTTGACTTTGCTTGGCAACATTTCGTCTGAGTCCGGGCAGGTTCAGATGATAGACAATGGTACTTATTTGATCATCGTAGATGGATCGGCCGACGGTTGGACAGTACAGCTTTCGGATAATACTTTCGCAGCGCTCGTCTCGGATGGCTTTGTTGGTGGCAATACAGTGCAGTTCGTCGATGGCTATCTTGTCTTGAATCGCCCAGGAACGAATGAATGGTATATTTCCACCGCAAACGAAATCGTCTTTGACCCGACGATGTTCGCCTCGAAATCTGGTTTCTCGGACAACCTGGCTGGCCTCCAGGTCACGAAGCGCTATGTCTACCTTTTCGGTACGGCGACGACCGAAGTGTGGTTCGACGCGGGTGATACGCCATATCCGTTTGATCGGTTGCCGGGCGTCTTCATGCAATACGGCTGCACATCGGTGAATTCGATTGCGCAGATGGACGGCGATATTTATTGGCTTGCGCAATCGCCGCAGGGCGATGCAATCGTATGCCGCACTTCGCAGTTCAACGCCTCACAGATTTCGACGTTTGCGCTCGATAACGAGATGCAAGGCTATACGGACCTGGATCAGGCAATCGGCTTCACTTACCAGTTCGAAGGGCATTTTTTCTACCTTCTTACATTTCCGATCTCGGATGTGACATGGCAGTATGACCTGAGTACGCAGCAATGGAACCAACTTTCTTGGATCGATGACAACGGCATCCTGCATCGCCATCGGGCGAGCTGTTATGCGCTTGCATACGGATCGCCTGTGGTCGGCGATTGGGAAACCGGCCAGCTTTATCTGTGGGACGTGAATAATTTCACGGATAACGGCCAGCCGATCACGCGCATCCGGTCCTTCCCGCACGGTGTGGATGACAGCTCAAACCGCATTCGCTATCAAGAATTCATCGCCAATTTCGAAGTCGGCAATGGCGCTGGCAATGTGTCTGTACCAGTCTTTCTGCGCTGGAGCGATACGCGCGGTTTGTCATGGGGCAATGCCGTACAGCGCTCGCTAGGAACGGAAGGCCAGTATCTGACTTCCGTTCAATGGCGTCGCCTCGGCATGGCGCGTGATCGAGTGTTCGAACTTTCGTGGTCTGCACCGTGCAAGACTGCTCTATTGGGGGCCTGGGTTAACGCCAAGTCGAATAACCAATGAGCAACTTCCAGGCAAATGTACCGCTAGTCAATACGAAATTAGTGGATCAGAGCGGCAATATCACGGAAGCATGGTTCATTTTTTTGATTCAACTTTGGCGCAGAACCGGCGGCTCAACGCCACCGCCTTCGACACCGATTACGATCAATGATGTATTAGCACTCGAAGAGACTTTTGGCATCACAGCTCCATCGTCTTTCGACGTAAAGAAGTTGGCTATGGCAAATGAAATGACGTTTGCGCCGCCATCTTTAGATATACGGAAGTTGGCTATGGCCAACGAGATGACACTTGCATCGATTGTGCCGATTGCGTCCAAGTCTGTAGAGATGACACTTGCACCTACTGCGCCGGTTGCGTCAAAATATGTTGACATGATTTTCCCGCCGTTGGGACCTCAGATGGTAGATGAGACATTTGTTGGTGGCGTAGATTATACGGCAGGCACGACGACGGTTTTGACGCTAAAAGAGTCTTTTTCGTCAAGCGCACGCCTTTGGGTATTCTTTGATGCTGTCTTTCAGGGCGATGATCAGTATTCTTTATCCGGCACATCGCTGACATTCACCAGTGCGATTCCGGTGGGCGTTCAAAAAGTCTATGTAAAGGGGTTGAGATGAGTCAGCGCATACCTATAGCAATTGCAGCAACGTCGCTTGGCACGTCAGCCAGTACGCTTTATACAGCGCCGACGGCAACGATCAGCACCATCGGCAATTTTTCGTTTTCGAACACATCGTCTTCGCCAGTCGCATTCACTGTCTACAACGTGCCGAGTTCTGGTACGGCGGGTACAGGGAATATCGTCGTTCCTTCATACACTATTTCGGCGGGACAATCGTATGTGCCGCCTCAACTGATCGGTTTGACCATCGCCGCGGGTTCGACCATTCAGGCGCTGGCCGGAACTGCGTCTGTAGTCAATGCTCAAGGCGGCGTATATGAATTCAGCGGGTCTTAAAGGAGCTAAATCATGACCAGTATCACCCCCCAGAACTATTACGGCGTTGCCAGCGATGTGATCACGCCGCGCGTGATGTACATGCAAGGCGCTGGCTCAAGCACCATCTCGGCGATGTACGTGCTTCAGGCCGCGCTTACACCGACTTCGGTGGCAGCAAACACGACAGCCATCGAGACTTTCACAGTAAATGGCTTGGCTGTAGGCGACTGCGTCGACATTAACAAACCTTCGCATCAGGTCGGCCTATCAATCGGGAACGTCTATGTCAGCGCTGCGAATACACTCCAGATACAGTACGTGAACACGACAGCCAGCCCGATCACCCCGACAAGCGAAACATACATCATCTGTGGTATGCGTCCATAATGCGAAATTTCCATTTTCTGGCAAGCGGAGTAGACGTGAATCCGCTCGTCCTCGCGATTAAGCGCCGTCAGGATTTGTGGAAGGAAGATACTTTCCTACGCCATTATCCGCAGGGGCCATTTGGCGAGACCGAGACTATCATGCTGCGCTTCCCGGAAAAGATCACAGGACTTACCGATGAAAAGATCGAGCTCTATAAGCAGAATCAGCTTGCTGGGTACGATCAGTACGAAGCTATTGACTATCCACCGTATAAAGTACTGCATGAGGCTAGACCGCTAGTTATGAATCTAATGGCACGCGTGGCTGGCGAGCGGTTAGGTCGCGTGATGATCAACAAAATTGTCCCTGGAGGCCGGATTTTTCCACATGCTGACACGCCAGAGCAGACGCGCTATTACACGCGGTTCCATGTCGTGTTGCAGGGTCTTCCTGGAGCGATTCTGAAGTGCGGCGATGAGCAGATTAATATGACGACAGGTGATTGCTTCTGGTTCGACAACAGCCAAGTCCATGAAGTGGTGAATAACAGCGCGGCTGATCGAATCAGCATGGTCATTGACATCAGGACATCGAGATGATTACTTTCGCCATTGAGAGCTTTTCAGATGCATATCCAGAATCGATTGCGCTTCTTCGTGACCATTATGCGGAAATATCGACGCACGCCGCACATGGTATAGAGCTCGTACCAATGTTGGACGTATATAGAGCGCGCGAGATGGATGGATCATTGATGACTGTCGTGGGGAGACAGGAGGGCGAAATTGTCGCGTATTTTTCGGCGTTCATAGCACCGGGTCTCCATTACCGAGATTGCCTCACGTGCCTGCCGGATATTTTTTATGTTCGGCCCGATCTAAGGACGGGGAGAGCTGGAATCCGCATGTTTAAATTTGTTGAAAATGAATTGCGTCGCCGGGGAGTTAAACGCTGGGCCGTAGGTAGTAAAATAGCGCATGATGCATCGGCTCTATTCAGGTATCTCGGATTCGAGCAGGTTGAAACCACATATGAGAAGTGGTTATAGGGGAGGAATCATGGTCGCAGCAGCAGTCGGCATAGGAACCGCAGTGGCTGGCGTAGCTGGGTCAGTCGTTTCTAGCGATGCAACCAAAAGCGCAGCGAATACGCAAGCTCAGGCTGCGCAAAATGCTCAGCAACTCCAATGGCAGGAGTTTAATCAACTGCAACAGAACTTATCGCCCTATACGCAATTGGGCAGTAGTTCGATTCCGCAGTTACAACAATTGCTATCTAGCGGAAAGCTTTCTCCGCAATTTAATTTCCAACCGACCGAATCACAACTGGCGGCGACGCCTGGATATCAGTTCACACTCAATCAGGGATTAAACACAGTCAACAATCAGCTTGCGGCAAAGGGGCTTAATCTCTCTGGCGCGCAAGCCAAAGGCATTTCGCAATATACGACCGGGCTTGCCGATACTACATATCAGCAGCAATATCAGAACGCTCTCCAGAACTTCATGACGAACTATAGCGTGTCGCAGAACCAGTTCGGGCAACTTTCTGGGCTTGTCGGGCTCGGAGAAAATGCGGCGGCTGGTGTCGGTAATGCCGGTCTCCAGACCGCCTCGAACGCTGGCAATCTACTGACCTCAGGCGCGGCCGCGCAAGCCGCTGGTACGATAGGGTCAGCTAATGCTATCAATAGCGGACTCGGATCGCTCAGCCAAGGAGGATTGCTCTATTCGTTGCTTCAGAATCAGAATGCCAACGGTAATATTTACGGTAATAGCAGCGCTTCTGGAACCAGTACGCCTCAAGATCTTATTGACGGATACACTGGAGATTGATAAAATATGCCACTTGACCCTTCGCTCTCTCTGCAAACCCAGGCACCCCCCAATCCTTTGCAGGCCATTCAGCCGACTATTGGGGCGGCTCAGGGCCTTCTTGCGCTTAAAAGCGGTCAACTTCAGCTTGGCGCGAATCAGGCCATTTCGCAAGCCTATTCTCAGTCAGTTAATCCTGACGGGTCTGTGGATTTCAACAAGCTTCAGTCTCTCGCAGCGCAGTCTGGTGCTGGTGCATTTCTGCCACAGTTTATGGGGCAACTTTCCGCGCAGCGCAATCAGCAGCAGCAGTACCAGCAAAGCCAATTGGATATGGCGCTTAAACAGCAGCAAAACATCCGAGGCATGATCGGATCGCTTTCGCTCGATCCAGACTTGGGTAAAGCGGATATGTCGCAAAAGATAGCATCACAAATTTCCAGCGCTGTCCAAGCCGGGACGCTTCCACTCGATCAAGGCATTAAGGAAATCCAGAGCATCCCGAGCGATCCGAATGCTCAGGCCGGATGGATTCAGAACCACTTAATCAATTCGCTGTCTGGCGAGGCTAAATTGCAGGCACTGATGCCGCAAAATGTGCAGGTCAATAACGGCGCAGGTACTGCGCTGCTTAACCGTAATCCTTTGACAGGTCAAACGACGCCTGGTACGTTCGTGCAAAGCACGCTTTCTCCCCAACAATTGGCTGAACCGAAAACCATCATTGGGCCGAATGGTGAACAACGTCAAATCACAACCGCACAATGGCTTCAGTTGCAAGGCGGAGGCAGCACGCCTGGGCAAACGGGAGCGACCGCTCCCGGCGGATATACTGGGCGCTACAATGTACCAGCCGCAGGTAGTGCGCCGGGCATTCAGACATCGCTCGGGCCAGCTCAACAGGCTGGCTTGACGGCCGCAGGAGCATCATCGAGTACCGCGGCGCAAGATTTACATAATGCCGCTGCCGATGCGCCAATGCGTATCAATCTACTCCAAAATGCACGCGACGCGCTGACGGTTGGCGTAGATGCGAATGGAAGCCCAATCACTACCGGGCCCGGTACTGATTGGCGCAATACAGCCGCCTCGTTCGTCAACTCACTGGCACCAGGTGTCGCGAAATCACTCGGCATCACGGGCCAGGTTCAGAGCTATGATGAGTTCAAAAAGATCCTCACGAACTATGCATCGAGTGTCTCAGGTTTAATCGGCACTGGTACAGATGCACGTCTTAACGCCGCAATTACTGGCAACGCCAATCTGAATACCTCGAATCTGGCAAACCAGGATATCCTGACCAAGACGATTGCCGCCGAAAATATGCGTGCGGCGCAGGATTATGCATTCCAGAACTCGGGCAACAGCCCCGATAAGTTCAATCAGTGGCAGTCACAATGGAATAAAGCCGTTGATCCTCAGGCTTTCGTCTATGCATCTATGACGCCAGACCAGCGCGCGGCATTCCAAAATCGGATGTCTCCGGCCCAGCTTCAAGAGTTCAAAGGAAAATTTAACGATCTTGTGAATCAGGGGATATTGAAGATTTCCTCTCCTCCTGCGGCCGCACAGGTGGCACCGGCTGCGCCTGCACCTGTTACTACATTGCCGCCTTCTGGTGTTCCGCAATGAGTAATTATGACGACATCATTCAGCAGGCCGCGCAGGCAAATAACGTCGATCCTAATTTGCTGCGCGGCATTATTGCGACTGAATCGTCTGGCAATACCAATGCGATATCGAAGACCGGGGCAGTCGGCCTGATGCAGATTGAGCCGTCGAATTACAAGGCACTTGGCATAACTGATCCGACAGACCCAAAGCAGAATATCTTCGGCGGAGCGAAGCTAGTTTCTCAATTGCTCGATAGATTCGGCGATGTGCCAACGGCGCTGACGCATTACATCGGTGGCGACGATCCTAAAAACTGGGGATCGCAGACCGCGGCGTATCCGCAGAAGGTTCTCACTGCTGCTGGCATAGGAGTACCGCAAATGGCTCAACAATCACAGACATTACCTGGAATCCCTGTTTTTTCAAACCAAAATTCGACGCAAAACGCTGATGCTTTTTCGTCATTACCGGTTTCAGGAGGAAATGCGGGAGCGCCCCAAACTGCTCAGCCAATCGCCGCAAATGATCCGTTTTCTTCGCTTCCAGTTTCTGGTGCGCCAGCATCGCGCGCTGCTCCAGTGGCTCAAAAGTCTCAGGCACCGCAAGGCGAGCAGCCTGGAATGTTGGAATCTGTCGGAGCTGGCTTGGGTCGAGGCGTACAAGAAACGGTCCTTGGAGGTCAGCAGCTCGCTGGCCATCTTTTGCAGTCGCTTGGTTTCAATAATGCTGGCCAATGGCTCATCAATGATGCAAATAATGGCCTACAGACAGGTGCGCAGCAGATTGCGCCATACCAAAACGCGCATCCTATAGCTACTGGTGCTGCGCAAATCGGTGGTTCCATCGCTTCGACGCTGCCGCTAGCGGCAGTTATGCCGACGGCTGCTACACTTGGAGGTATGGCCGTTCAAGGGGCGGGGCTAGGAGCGCTCACCGGAGCCATTTCACCGGTAGACCCGAACGCGCAGAGCTATGAGCAGGCCAAGGCACAGCAAGTAGGACTCGGCGCTCTTACTGGCGGAGTATTGTCTCCCGTCGCTGGCGCGATTGGTCGTGTAATATCGCCGAATGTCTCTCCTGACGTTCAAGCATTGCTCAATCGCGGTGTCACGCCGACGCCAGGCCAAATCAGTGGCGGAATTCTCCAATCGCTTGAGAATAAATTGACGAGCGTTCCTGTCTTGGGGGAAATGATCACGAATGCGCAGCAGCGCGCCGTACAAGATTTCAATCGCGCGACTTATAACGATGCGCTTGCACCGATTGGACAGTCCATTCCTGCGGATGTGGCAACCGGCTCGGATGCGGTCAACTATATCAAAAACGAAATTGGCAAAGTTTATCAGTCTATCGAGCCCAAAGCAACGTTTGTCGCCGATCAGAATTTTTCGAACGATGTTGATGCGATTCGCAATCAGCTTTCTCAGGCCGCTCCAGCTACGCTTTCTCAGTTCGATAATATTGTCAAAAATCAAGTCGCGAACAAGGTATCTGGCGGCGTGCCATTTGGCGCGAATGATATTCCAGTTGGCGGCACGATGAACGGATCACAGTGGGGCGATACGCGCTCAATGATCGGCAATCTGTCGCGCAAGCAGATTATCGGGAACGCCGATCCTGATAAATGGGCGCTGTCTGATGCTTTAGACGATCTGAATGGAGCAGTGAATGATGCCGTGGGCCGCGCAAGCCCGTCTGATGTTCTAACTGACCTTCAGCGTGCGAATGCCGGATGGGCGAACTACAAGCAGATCGAAAAGTCCGCTGGTTCTGTGGGCGCGTCGAATAACGGAAATGTATTCTCGCCAGCGCAATTTACATCGGCGGTTCGCGCAGGCTCAACATCTTCACAGCGCGCGACGAATACTGGGCTGAATGCAGACCTGGGTCAGTCTGCTCAATCCGTGCTCGGAAGCAAATATCCTGATAGCGGGACGGCTGGCCGCGGATTGCTGGCTCTCCTCACAAGTGGTGGACTTGGTGCAGGTCTCGCGACTGCGCCAGGCTCGACGCTCGCGACGCTGGGCGGGATTGGCGTCGGGTCGCTGCCTTATACGCAGTTAGGACAGAGAATTGCCGCGTCGGCCATGACAGCGCGCCCACAGCTTGCCCAACCTGTAGGGCAGGCTGTTACGGGTCTCGGTCGCTTGGTCGTACCCGGGAGCCTCCCGGCGCTTCTTTCTGGCAGCCAATGAACAACGGAGGCCATAAATGATCGACGTTCCAACTGATGTGCCAACTATACGAACGATTTCATACGTATTCATGGAGAACTCCTAAATGAGCGGCACCATTATACCAGAAGCACTAAGCACCTTCGTTGATGCTAACGGGAAACCACTCGCAGGCGGAAGTGTGCACATGTACATCCCGAACACGTCCACTCCGAAAAACACTTGGCAGGACGTGAATCTGACGATCCTGAACACGAATCCGATCATTCTGAACAGCTCTGGTCAGGCCGCGATTTGGGGCTCCGGGCAATATCGCCAAGTCGTTTACGACCAGTTCAATAATCTCATCTGGGATGCTATCACGGAAGATACTAGCGGCGCTCTTATCGGCAACATGAACGATAATACATATTTGTCCGGTTCAGGATTCACTCCCGGCACAACGACGCAGCTTACGCTATCAAAAGGGCCAGGTTCTGTTGCAAATGTGTGGGTTTTTTTCGATAGCTTGTTTCAAACGCCAGATGGCTGGAGCCTCAACTTTTCGACGAATATTATCACGTTCAATGCCGCCATCCCGGTTGGTGTTCAGGAAGTCAATATCAAGGTGGGTTCGACTATTCCGATAGGCACACCTGGGTCTGGAACAGTGACGGATTCTAGCGTTGCGAATGGCACTAGACTGTATAACCGGATCACAGATTGGTTAGATATTAAAGATTTCGGGGTTACAGGGAATGGCACCACTGACGATTCAGCGGCAATGAGCTCCGCGTTCAGTACTGCGAATGGCCGCGAGATTTTCTTCCCGGCAGCGACCTACTATATTGGGTCTAACGTGACGGCCCAAGCAGGAAGTCGAGCATATTTTCAGACTGGCGTGACTTTTACCGGCAGCGGGAATTTGCAGAATGTCAATGTCGTATATGAGACTGGCGAATCGACCGCCACGGCTGGGTCAGTGATGAAGATTGATCGTCTGTGGGAAACTCCGAACACTGGATATAGCGCAACTGCTCTTGGCGGATATTGGCCTACAGTGAACTATAACGCGTATGCATTTAGCAAAACATATATTTCTACTGACGGATCGGCTGGCGCTGCATCGCCAGCGCATCTTGCTTATGCAGTTAATAATGGCTCTCCGGCCGATGTTGTGGGGGGCTTGGATGTCGCTCATTCTAGCGCAGCCTCCTCGAATCTAGTAGTTTTTGGTCGCAATATAATTGCGACAAACGAAACCTCATCTGTCAACAGCAAGCTAGTGGGCCTGGAAATTGACGTTCAACCGAGTCCAGGCAGCACGCTCTCTGGGCAATCGGCGGGGATTTATCTTAATGCTTTTAATCTTGCGGTTCCAGGTCCCGCCATGCAATTGGGGGGCATTGGAGGTACCTTTAACAATGGAATCATTATTAATGGATTATCGAGCAGCGCAGCAGCTTTTTCGATGCAAGCCGGGTCAGTCGCGGCTTATGGAATTCACCTTGCCAATGGTGGGATTAGTCAAACCGCCATATATATGGCACCGCAGCAGGGTGTTGGCTGGACGAATGGGTCTTATTTAGATTCTGATAACAGCAATACCGTTAATATTTACTCTCCGAACCAAACTCGTGTTATGTGCTCAGGTACGTCAGAAGGCACGACGATCATGGCAATTTATGATGGAAGCGGCACTATTGCTCCGACTATCGCATTTGTGGCGCGCGGCGCGTCAGGAAATTCGTCGAATTGTGCAATTAGGATCAATGCGAATTCCATAAATAGCCGGTCAGTTAATGCAGGTGGCACAATAAATTCGAGCGGTGCCGACTATGCAGAATACGAATTGAAGCGCGACGATTGCGGAATTATCGCGAAGGGACAAATTGTTGGATTCGATTCCGATGGAAAGCTAACCGATAAATTCTCATTATCCATTCGTTTCGGTGTTAAATCTACGTCACCAAATATTGTTGGTGGCGATGATTGGCACACCGAAATTGGTGAGCCTCCGCGCGCTCCAGAACAACCACTTGAACCGCGTGGTGAACCGGTCAAGCAGGATCATATCGCTCACTACTCTCGATTCAAGAAGCATGTCGAGTTTCAATACGAATCCGATATGAAAACGTGGAATGAAAAGCTTTCCGCATATAAAGAAGCGAAAAGCATCTATGATATTGCCAAATCCAAATTCGATTCCGAATATGCAGATTGGCAAGAAAAGCATGAGACGGTGCGCCAAAAGATGGATCGTATTGCCTATTGTGGGAAAGTGCCAGTCAATGTGATCGGCGCAAGGCCCGGGCAGTATCTTGTACCGGTCGTAGCGAATGGTGATAGTATTGCCGTACAGCTTGTCGATGATTCATTGATTACTTTCGAGCAATACCGCCTAGCCGTGGGTCGAGTATCCCGAGTGCTAGCAGACGGTCGGGCCGAAGCCGTAGTTAAACCCATTTGAGATGGTGAACCAATGAGCACTTCTCCAACTTTAGTTCCAGTGCAGTTAGTCAATCCCACGGGCTCGTCTAGTGGCCAAGCCATCGTATCAACTGGTTCATCAAGCGCGCCCGCTTGGGGCGGCATCGGGGTGAATGGTATTGCCCCCATCGCTGCTAATACTGTCATAGGAAATGCCACTAACTCCTCTGCTAGTCCAACTGCTCTAGCTATCCCAAGCTGCTCAGGGACAGGTGGAGCATTGCAATGGGCAGCCGGCACTGGGTTTACTTGCGAAGTTAATATTTTCGCTTCACCTCCCTCGACTGGATATGGTAGTACGACGGCAGCCCCAGTCTCTGCTACGACCATATCAGCAAGCAGCACAATTACACCGTCACAAACTAATGGGATTGTTGGGACTACGACAAATAATAATGCGAATTCTGGAAGTTATGGTGAATATCTTACCGGTACAACGACTGGGTCATCTGCTACTAGTGGTACATCATTAAATGCAGCAAGTGTCAGTTTAACTGCGGGAGACTGGGATGTCACTGGTATTATACAAACTGTGCCCGGCACTGGGACTACACAGACTAGTATTGCTACGGGAATTAGTACACAATCTGCAACTATACAAAATATTACTGGGTCTTTTCAAAATACTCAGAATATGAGTCTTAATTTTTCAGCTAGTGCTCAAATTAATTTAACCGCGCCTGTGACAAGAATTTCTATCGCATCAACAACAACCATTTATTTAGTAGCATATGTGGTATTTGGGGTAAGTACACTAAGTGTAGATGGATTTATTCGCGCGCGCCGTATTCGTTAATATATAGAAAAGTTAATTGGGAGTGCTCATGCCACCTACTGGTGAATTGCATAAAAATGATAAGGAGCAAGCCGTGGCGATTGCCGAATTACGTGCTCGCGTAAAAGAACATAGTGAAACTCTTGAGCGTCATGATAAACACATCAAAAAGCTTGATGATTTTATGGTAGATTTGCGCGAATCACTTGCTACTAAGGACGATATCCAGGCATTGCGCTCTGATATGCGAGATAGAATTGATCGCAGCGAGCTATTAGACGAACGCCTCGACCATTATAGGCAGCGTATCGTCGATCTTGAGACTGAGCGCATTTCTGAATCTCAGTCCAATGAAGCGAAAATATCGAGAAGTTTCAACTGGGCGATACTGGGGCTGTTCATGCTTGAAGTGATAGTCGGGGCGTTGCAGATGTGGGAAGTTGGTAGACATGGATAAATTATCGCGCTTCTATTTAGCATTCCGGCATCCTCGCGTTTTTCTGATAGCGCTTATCACCTTTGTTGTTACATCGCTGGCATTGCATTTTCTCAGCGGGTATGATTCGGACTGGGGAGCTACGAATCTAATACTCTCCATCGAGGCATCGATAGCAAGCGCGGTATTGACGATGATGGCAGAGCGCTCTGCTACTATGCAGCAAAAAGTAGCTGACCAGATGCGCGAGATGCTTGAAGCTCTCATGTCAATGACTGCCGCACAGGATAAGACACTGAAAGGCGTGCTGCTAATCGCTGAGGCGCAGCGTGATATGCTGCTTGATCACAAAGCTTTATTGCATGCCCTTAAAGACGGCGATGAGCGCATACTCATGGCGCTCACCAAAGGATATTCATGATTGCTAATCAAGCGAATGCAATGCTATCATTATCGCCAGCTGGCGCAGCAATCATCAAGGCTGATGAGGATGCCACAGGTCCAGCCTTAATCGCATTTTTACCGACCTCTAATGATGTATGGACAATCGGCTGGGGGCATACGCAAGGAGTCTGCGAAGGAATGACATGTACACTAGAGCAGGCCGAGGTCTGGTTCCAGGCAGACATGGCATGGGCGCAAAATGCTGTGCTCGCATCCGTCACGGTACCTTTGAATCAAAATCAGTTCGATGCTCTTGTGAGCTTCACTGAAAACGAGGGCCCGACTGCTTTTGAAGAATCGACGCTGCTGCGCCTGCTGAACGCGGGGGATTACGGTGCAGCTGCGGCGCAGTTCCCGCGTTGGGTCTACCAAAGCGGGCAAATCCTGCCGGGTCTTGTGACTCGGCGCAGCCAGGAGGCGGCGTTATTTAATACGCCGGTATGATTATGACTACATTAGATTTTCTTAAAGCGGTGCTTACGTGGCTCCAATCCGACCCATCACATGCGATTGTCTTTGCGTCTGGCATTGCGTCATTGACTCCCACACCTAAACCGGGCACCATATACGCACGGCTATACCAGATCATTGATGTGGTCGCTTTGAATTTCTTCCACGCTAAAGATACGGGTGTTGTACCATCCGAAGTCGCACAACAGGTCGCCGCGATTTTGGCGCAGCAAAACGAACCCACTGTAAAGGAAAAGCAATCATGATAAAAGGTCTTCTCTGTGGCACGGCCGCGCTCACTCTTGCTGCCTGCTCTGCCGCGCAAATCCAGTCCGCCGCCACCGATGCAGCTGCAATCAATAATGCCGCCACCGGTGCGATGCAGACTGTGGCCACATCGATTGTCGCTGCATGCCCGGCTGGCGAAGCTTTTGCCAGCGCTGCTGCGGCTGTCACCGCAAATCCTGGTGTGGCAATCGCGGCCGATGCGAATGGCGCATTCTGCGCGCTCAATAAAGCAATCATTTCGGCCGCTCCAGCTGCCGCAAAATGAGTCCGTATGATCTTGCTCTCATAGCGGATGAGGCATATCACACACCACCAGATATTGGGGATGTGAATAGTGCCTCGCGCGCTATCATACGGCAGACGGCAATAGGGCTAGTCATTGCATTCCGCGGCTCAGATAATGACGCATGCTGGGAGGCAGATATAGATGCCTTTCCGATGGATGTAGACGGTATCGGTAAGCTCCATCGCGGAATCTGGGTAGCATGGCAGGCTATGGCTACCCAGGTTCTCGCAGCGATCAATGGAAAGCCAGTGACACTCGTGGGACATTCCCTGGGTGGCGCGCTCGCACTGATGTGCGCAATCCAGATAGTCATATCTGGCGACGCTCCGGATGCTGTATGGGGCTTCGAGCCTCCGAGAATAAGCCCTGACCGATATTTCGGGCAGCTGCTAGAAAATGTCCCGATCACTCTCTATCGTACCGGAAATGATTTAGTCCCAATGGTCCCACCAGACTGGTATCATCCTGTACAGCTGACGCAAATCGGTGCACCTTTTTTCCCATTTAATAATCTTTTTGACCATAAAATGGAAAATGTGCGAGCTGCCCTTGCAAAATCTTACCCACCTTGATCTGCCTCAAAGAAGAGGAAAATATGCTAGAGTGCGATTTATATCCGCTGCCGCATTCAGAAATGGACGAAGAGAGATTGATTGAAGAGATTGATGGCGAAATACTCGTCGCGATCAAATGCAGAGAGTGCGATTCGGCACATTTTCATGTCGTTAAAACTGAAAAAACCGGGCGCTGGTGGCTAATCTGTGTGGGGTGTCTGACAGACATTGGACGCCTTGGTGAGATTCCGACTGGCCAAAATATGGATTCAGAATAATGATCACATACTACCTTTCTCGTCAGCTGGACGGGCAGATCATCCTTGATAGAGAAATCCTAGGCGAGATTTTATGCTCAGTCGAGGTCTCTGACCCACCGACAATCATCAAAAAAATTGATGACGAGCTCGTCGAGGTGACGCAATATTGCGTATCATACGCTGAGGCCCGGGAAAAGATCGATACATCTGGCATGAAATATATATCGGGAAAAGGATGGATTATGGATGACCAGCCACGGCAATCGCTGTGGTAAGCCATCCACTGGGTGTTGTGTGAGTCGGCCGGCAAGCACATCCGTCTCCTCCACGAAACGGATGGCCATAAAAGAAGCGTGAAGTACTTGGGATGGAGGTGTTTCACGCCACCGTATTCATCCCGCTTTTTTTATGGCGAAAACGACGAGCTGGGCTAATCATTTAAGCATGCCGACTGAAATGGGACTATCCCCGCTAGCGCGGGGGAAACTTCAGCACCAAATATAAAGCCATGCACCGGTAGCGAAGACAGCGATAATCTTCAATTATCTCTCCACAAAACATCACTGAATAAAGTGCACGTAAGTATACCAGCTAAAAACCCTACAAGAAAAACTGCCGATGCAAAAAGAATCAATTGTCCATTAAACATTTTTTATCTCCATTTAATTATATTATAGTTTTCTACCAATTTTTTCAAGATCTTTCGCTGGTGTGAGATAACTTATTGCGGCGACAAAATTATCATGAGCTTCTAGCTCACCCATCCCAATTACACACCCTTTTTCATCATCAATAACTGCTCCTCCAGATTGGCCATGGTAAATAGTGCCATCATATCTAATCATATGATCTGCGTATTTACCCAAAATATCTCCAGAAAGATCATCTGATACTGAAGAAATATGTCCGAATGTAACACCCATACCATGCTGAAGTGGGTTTGCAAGCATATGGACAGATTCACCAACGACCGCATCTTCATTACATATCTTAAACCCATCAGGCCACTTAATTTCTGTATCACTTGTTGCTAATATTGCAATGTCCGGGCCAGAGACTTCTAAGCGGTCACCTTTTGCGATAACAAAAAATGGTATTGGTAGACCAGAGCCAAATTGTACAAGCACAATTCCAGTTGACGCTTTTTCATCATAGTCCAGACAATGCTCAGCTGTTATTATGCGGTGCTCCCCAGCCAGTACCCATCCCGAGCAAGCGCCATCTCCTGATTGTACATCGACGACACTCTTCATCTGAAACGCTATTTTACCCACCATCGGAATTTGCGGTTGACTATATGGTGTATTTACAATATCAATTATGGCTGCGGCCAGAAAACCCAAAAAAACAATTGCCATAATACCAATAACTAATACTTTAAAGTATATCGACTTATTTTTCATCAGTGTATCCTAATTCAAAAATATCGGTCATGATATTTATCCTTCCAGTTTACGCAGCGTTTCAGTAACTGCATTATCATACTCACGAGCTGCGCCGTGACTATCAAATGCGTGCCCGTTTTCCCACAAATAAAAGCCAGCTTTTGCGGCGCGTAGGGCTTGAGTCGCGAAATCTAGTTTGGCTAAAAGATATCGAATTTCCTTGGCGGCATCTTCCATATCTATATAGTCATCATCACTATAGGACGGGTATTCCAGCCTTTCGCAAAGTTCAAATACTATTGATTTTGTCGATGATTCATTGCTCATGAGTGTCTCCGTGAAACCTCGGCCAGCAGGGCGGGGAGGACGTCAATAACTTTGTTGCGTCCGCACAAAAGCATGCATCACATTCTCAAGATCAGGAGATGATCCGTATTTGGCATCCTCTGTATCTTGCTTCTGACGAGATAGACGCTCCTCGGCAGCGAAGAGTTTTGCTATCTGCTCTGACGAACATGTAAAACGCTTTCTTTCTGTCGCAGCGTCCTTACCACCTCGCACATATTTCGTAGCTGTCAGATAGCCACCCTTGCTTAGAGCTGCGCATGCCTGGCGCGTAGGTCCCCATTCTCGTTTCATGCCGTCAGCAATATCCTCAATTGTGCAGTGCGGGTGATTTTTCACAAAGGTGCATATAGAAGCCCGAACAGTAGTCATGTCGAAACTCCAATATCTATTTCTACGTCGATAGTATGTGTGATAGAAGGTCCGGCGAAAGGTATAAGATAACGATCAGGGATCCACACCTGAGTAACATCATATTTAACAATTCCAGTAAATAGCGTTATTGTTCGAATAGGATGACATTTACATATCCAACGCGGTCCATCCTCTATTGATATAGCGTGCATATTGTCTATTTCTAATACCTGAACGACCATGCCGACATTTTCCGGGAAAAATGCCTTAGTGGCATATGCTAAATCTCCTGGCTTGCATCTGAGAGACATATCTATTTACCTCGCATATATTCTAGATAAATCATCCACCCTATTAATGCACATGACATATTAATTGATATATATTCTCCGCACCAATCTCTACTGTGATCTGTATAACCATGCTTAAGCATTTCATTTTCAAATATTTTTCTTTCTTCGTCGCTTATATCAAGAATCATTTTAATGGCCCAGCTCGGTTAAACACTTCATTGCTAACATACTCAACTGTATCATATGCTCCCTGCCAATAAATGCGCCATAGCATATCAAGTTGACCATTTACATAATTGCCATACGCATCCAGATTCAAATTATATTTAGCATATCTTTTTTCAAAGCTTTTGCGTATTGATGCTATAGCATCGTCCATGATAATCTCCGTAGATTACTTTATGTCATTTTTTTATGATCAGCATATTCATGATTTGCAATTGCAGATTCCCACGCGTCCGCCCAAATTAATCGGTAGTTTTCCATTGCTGGATCATCCCAATCTGTTAGGAAATTTTCTTCAAACGCTGTTTTCATATCTTTCATTACATCTCCCATCCATTGCATTTTAAATAAAAAATAAATTATTATTCGAATATCCTAACCAATCCTGAACCCATATGAAATTGATCTATAGCCAAAGCGGATAATCGTCCGTTCTCATCCTTTAAAAATATTGTGGTTTGAGTAATCTTATCCACAATCAAAATTTTTCCAGTTTGCAGTTCTTTGTATCGGGAGCCTATTTTCGGCAAATATGCAGGGATAGTCATTTTTCACCTCTCGGATCGATGCGGGGCACGCGCGCATTTTCGGGATAGGCGTGGGTCCACTCAATTCCTCCTGGGCAGGATGCTCTCCCGACCTCATCGACAGCAGCAAATTCAGGAGGTGCCTTATAATACCTCCCCGCCGTCCACCGCTCTCCATCCCACCAACGCCAAATGTCCGGGTCTTTATGTGTTGAGGCATTCCACCAACCAACATGAGGAGGTGCTCCCTTATGCCATATTAGATCGCTCACTTCGTTTCTCCTTCGAGAAGCAAAGGAATTTGAATTTGTTTCATCAGTGTCTCCGTGAATCCCCGTCCTTCAGGGCGGGTAGGACGTCAAGATTTATTCCTATGCGCTTTTTGGGGTTTTTGCCAAGTTCCATCAGTATCAAAGCATAAATTTTTGTGTATTTGCTCATAAAGAACTATCCTTTAAGAGTATGGTCGCTGCCATTGCAGTTAATTCCGCGTTCGCCATCACGTCCCAGTCATCACCATACTTTAGTACTAGCTTAATACACCAGTGCAAACAGTAGGCTTGTTCGGCCTTGTCACTCCGCTCAATTTCGACGCCGAAGAGGCGAAATGCCTCAGAGATAGGCCCGAACTCAAAGTACAACTTCGACAGAACATGACGCAGTGACTTGGTCATTTTCTCTGGATATACCATCGGGTTTTTTGGGGTGCGTGTCATTTCAAACCTCCTTTTTCAGATTCGATTCGACCCATTGGTGCATGTGCAACCAGCGCCGGTATGATAGTCATTTTTCACCTCTCGGATCGATGCGGGGCACGCGCGCATTTTCGGGGTAGGCGTGGGTCCACTCTTCTAGTACCATGACGGTCCTCGGGCTAAAATATAGCGTAATACTGCTGCGCGTAGATGCTCTGGGGTACCTAGCTTAACTGCCACACCGTACTGGGGCAGCTGATCTGCACTAGCCTTGTCGTCGGTCTTGTTAAGCTCACTCTGCCTGTTGGTTTCGGTCATTTTGTTTCCCCTGTTCATTTATGCTTCTTTGTGAGATTTATAAGTTGTCTGAAGATGCGGCTGGCCTTCCTCAAATCCTTTGTGCCATTGAAACCATTCATCGCTTCTGACTGTGTATGGATTGAGATGCGGCTCTTTCAATTTTTGAGCGCATGTCCATCCGCGCGCATAGGCTGCTATCAGTGATGCATCATCTGAGCACATAGTATTCTCCGGTCGGTTAGGTTTGTCGAAAACATGGCTGTAGTATATACGTCACGCGCGCAACTTCAAGAATTATTCGAAAAGACCCTTTTTCAGATTCGATTCGACCCATTGGTGCATGTGCAACCAGCGCCGGTATCCTAGACTTTCAGCGGGGAAGTCCACACGAACGTATCGAGTGTGCCTCCCAAAATCTGGATACCCCGGACGAACCGGTCCGCAAAGCTCAAATTGCACCCATTCACAATACTTGGCACATTCGTCATTCTCATAGAAAATCTCTCTCGCCATGGCTGGTGCGATATTAAAGGCTGCTGCGACAGCATCCCAGTCATACGGGTCTATCTGGCCCAGGTTCAGGCCGCGAGCCACCCCCAACACGCCCAGCGTGCAGAACTCACCATCTTCGGTCACAAGGGACTTTGCTGCGAGCGCCTTCTTCGGCATCGTGTCCATTGCTTTAAGCAGTTCCCGTAAAGCCGCTTGGCCACGCTTGCCCCGGATTGCGCGCCTAACTGCGCCCCTCCAAAGGCCACCAGCAGGGTCGTCATCTTCATAGCTATACCCACTTCGGCTCATGTCCACTCCTTAATAATTACGACGGCTCAAATATTTTCTTTCCTGGCCGACATCACCGCCCCAGCCTAACCTATTGGGCCGCTCCGGGTGCGGCACGAGCCATCAGCTTGGTGATAGCGCGTAGCGTGTCATCTATTTTCGGGAATCCTTCAAAGCCGAGCAGCGCGGTGATTGCACCCATGTCGGCGCATACCGCTTTAAACGCATCGCGATAGTCTGCCGCTTCATCTGTTGCAGCCTCATCGATGCTCCTCTCGGCATGCTCGCGCACCGCATTGAGCACTGCGTCAACAAAAGCTTGAGGTTCAAGATGCCCGAAGTTTCGACGATCTGAGGAGGAGAATAGGCCGTATATTGGGTGTATACCCAAGCCGCTATCAGGTATTGGCACAGCGTCGGGCGCATCAAATGGTTCTTGCGCCAAGCGCCCTTCACCTCTCGGATCGATGCTCATTTCTTTTCTCCATGATACCAAGTAATTTATGACTGGTAGGACGTCAATCTTTCTCGTATCCAGTCATACCCATAAATTTATAATCAATACTGTTTGTATCTATATTTTCATCATCTTCGAAATTTGCCTTCAATCCTTGACGTTCCGCATATTCGACTGCGGATGATTTATCGCGAAATGTTCGAATTTCGCCAGTAGAATCGAAAGTAGACCAATATGAGTTGCAAATTTTTTTGAAGCAGAGCGCCGATGAAATCTTTTTAGATGTCGATTTTTCATGAGCCTTCAATTTTCTCTCCACAAAATATAGTGCTTTATCCGAGAGCCAATGTTCGAAGAGGGATTACACATTCTTCGATTCGATTCGACGCGTTGATTCTAGCGAGCGCCAACACTCTATCCGAACCTCTGCCGCACGCATCAGCCAACGCAACCTTTCTTCATTTTCGACCGCCTCGGCAAGACCATTCAGAAACTCGATGTATTCTGGGTGCGCATATGCCTCACGCTCCTGGGTTGCAGACGACTTGTGACCCGCTTTCTCTGCCTTCTGCATCAGAATAGCCTTCTTGCTCTTCCTGAACTCTTCTAGCTGTACGCGATTCGCTTTCGCCTGAGCCATAGCCGCAGCGTTGTCACGCAGAAAATCGAGACACCGGAAGATGTTCAGATCGCCTTCATCGCTCATGCCTCATTCCTCCTTAGCGCTGCTTCGTATTGATCCACTAATACAGCGAAATCTACCAGATCACGTTCCATCGACTCGATGAAGGTATCGTCGCGACTTACCTCTACCAACGTGAATTGCCGTCCAGCAGATGCCAGCGCAGGGCAATACAGGCCAACATGCCACCACTTACGCCCGCACAGCCACATGCAGCCTTGTGCCTGCTCGATCACGTCGGATACGTCACTCTCCAGCAAGATCGCTCTCAGCTTATCGGGTGCCAGGAAGCACTTATATTCGCTGCCGCCATCTTCGCCGATAAGGCCGTCAGCACTCGCGCCGAAAATGCCATCGTCGGTCGTTACGAACCCGGCGCGCTTCACGAAAAGCCCAGTCAATGCTTCGTGTTCCATGCGAGCATCAGGCTCTAAATCACGCCCGCGACGCATGCTCCATGTTTCAAATCCTTCATCCAAAGGCTCGCCGCTGATTCGCTCTATGGCTAGTCGAAATGCGTAATTCTTCGATGCATCTGACCAATCGCCGATCTTTTCGCCATCGAGGGCGCGTGTAATAATGTCGGACTTCGGGAGCGCCTTATAACCTGCGGCATAAGCGGCATCCTTTTCAGGTATCCCAGATAGGCGCAGAGAAACAAACTTCTGCTGCCTCTCATCGAGCTCGCCGACCTTCTTACGAGCCGTCGCGAACATGCTGGCTGTTATGCATCCGCTTCTGGCCTTATGCCAGTCTTCGCCGCCTTGGGTGCATTCAATGATTCTCATGATTGGCTACCTTCTTTCGCGAGTTGACGCTGGAAATCTGCGTCGATGTCGGCGTCGTCGGAGCCGGGTTCGCGCTGCGGCTCGGCCGTTTTTGCTGGAAGCGTTTTGCTCTTGGCTTCCATAGCCGCTTTGAATGCGTCCGATGCCGCAGCATCTTTGGCGGCATTAATCTCTCTGACGCCGGACTTCCATAGCGTGTCGAATTGCTCGCGTGTCGTCACGGCGTTCGCCTTCGCCACGAGGCCGATGCCTAACTGGCTCAGCACAGGCTCGCCAGCGTCGTCCGCATGGCGCAGCTCTTCCGGCAAGTCCTCAATGTCCTGCGTGAAGATGTCGGACGCGCCCGTGACGTTGAGCGTCATAGCAATCTTTGCGCGCTTGCAGGCCATCTTGAGAACCGTATTGGCCTGGTCGGCAGACTCGGTGCGTATCTGCTGTTTTTTCTCGACCTTGTTATTCCACTTGGCGAACTTCATGCGTCGCAAGGTTTCCGATGTCACTTCGAACTCTTCCTGGCAGATGGCTGCGCGCCACTTATATTTTTCTTCGTGCGACGAGCATTCCCCCATCCCTTCGCCGAGCACCATCCCGCTTACTTGATGGACGCCAACGCACCGCACGCGATAGCGGGCCATGCCATCAACAGTCAAATCCTCGACCTCATACTTGTCTGCAACGCGGAAAGTTACGCACAGCACCTCGGCCCCAGGTTTGTAGAGGGAGGGCTTTTTTGTGCCAGGGATCACGCCATAGTGCGTATCCTCTTTCATGATCGAGCGCATCACCTCTTGAACGAGGTTCACACGCTGACGGATTTCGACCGCAGAGAAATGATGCACCTCTGCGGCTACGATGCCAGCGCTTTCGCGGCGCGGGGCCATTTCAATAATGTCGTTCATGCTGCCTCCTTTTCGATTTCCTCGTAGACGTCATCTGAGATGTTGAGGGTAATTTTGATAATTTTATTCTTGAGTATCCATAATTTCTGTGGCCTTTGCGTCAGCCATTTTATGAAATGATGCCTTGAACATCTCGCCGATAGGCATCATAAGTGTGCCAATATCATGGCCGAAATTCGTATAGCCTGCGTGAAACACGATGGCCTCAACCAGTCCCCAGTACTCGACTGCAATCTGCAAATCTTGCACGCTCGGTGCCGACATGAGTCGATCAAATTCGATTTTTGCAATGCGCTCATGTTCTTCGTCGTAAGCTTCGATCAATGCATTCGCGCGCTCTGCTGAAGCGAAAATTGTCTCAGTGATATAGTCGGCGGTTGATTCTGTTTTATCAAGATTCATGATTGCTCTTCGCGTATTCCGCGAATTTCCTTGATGCTCCCGCCCGCCTTGATGCCCAAGGCCGCAGTGATGCTCCGGCCAGCCGTGATGCTCTCACCTGCCTCGATGCTCCCGCCAGCCTCGATGCCCCCGCCAGCCTTGATGTCCAAGACCGCCGTGATGTCCCAGTCCGCCTTGATGCCAAAGACCGACGTGATGCTCCCGCCAGCCTCGATGCTCCCGCCAGCCCGCAGAGAAAATTCAATGTTAATGGAGTTTTTTACTCGAATCGATCCAGCAAATACAAAGCATTTTCTGTCCAATGATTCAAGCTCTAA